GATATCGTCCCAGATCGGGCTTGCATATTTCTGCCACATCAAAACAGGAAGATCATCGCCATGCGTTACGCGATCTTCGCAGTCTCCAGGCTTACGCATGGTGACAACATAATCAGGCAGTCCTTGGCGGCACATGGTAGAGTTTTCGCGGATTGTTTTGTGCAGCAAACCGAGTGCCTTTGTGCGCTGCATGGCTACAACTGGATCTTTCCAGATGCACACTTCTGAATGGTAAATAAAACCTTCTTCTTGAAACGTGCGAATCAGATCGCCGCGAAAATCGCGCAAACCAATAAAGCCTTGGCGCATTTTGGTTGTCGGCAAATTCATGCAATGAAACGAAACATTGCGGCCAGGCTTTAATACGCGATATAGCTCTTTTACAAGATATTTAAACTGATCTGCAAATTCTGTATCGTTTTTGCAATTGCCCATATCATGGTCACTGTTTGAATATGTGAAAAGGTCGGCAAACGGAGGACTAAAAAGTGAATAATCAATGCTGTTATCTTCCATGCGCTTTGCCAACTTCACGCAATCGCCCAAATGCACTGTATATCCATCGCCAATATGCGTATCTTCACGATATTCGTCTACGATGTTTTCTTGGCCCTTTAGTTCATTATTCATAATGTCTTTCATGTGCTCGATCATATTTGCGCTGATCTGATGATGCTGTTCTTCTTTGCGTTTCAGGTTTGCAAGAATCTGTCCTTCATTTTCAGAAGTGAACAAATGCACTTGCACATTTCGCTTTTGGCCGAAACGATAACACCGCCTTACGGCCTGATAAAACTTTTCAAATGAATCATCCAGCCCAACAAACGCCATGCGTGCGCAATGTTGCATGTTCAAGCCATATCCGAACATGCGTACCTTAGTCACTAGAACTTGATTATTTTTTGTGGCGCCGCAAGTACATTGCGGCTGATTCGAGTCGCTCTGGATTGTCTTGGAATTTTCCAATTCCGAGATTGCATGGTGAGCATAAAAGTCCTCTGACGGACCCAGAGTTATGGCAGTGATCAACGTGGAATCTTCCTCCTCGACTGTCTCCAGTGTTCTTGCTTCCGCAAATTGCACACCCATGATCTTGCTCTGCAAGCATTCTTCGATAGTCTTCTCCGGTAATACCGTATTTTTTGACTCTTTGGTTAAGTCTTGCTTCTGGATTTTCTGCTTGCCATTGCTTTGCTTTTGCGCGTGCAGTGTCTCTGACTTTTGGGTTGTTTGCGTATTGCTCTCTGCGTTTTGCGAGTCTTTCTTCCCTTGTCTTGTCTCTGTACTCTCGCATTTGCTGCTGCAATTTTTCTTTGTTTGCTGCGTAGTACTTTGCGTTGTATTCGCGTCTTTCATCAGCATTTGCTTTTTGATAAGCTGATGCTTCCGCGATTCGTCTTTCTCTGTTTTTTGCGTAGTACTCGCGCTGGTAGTTTGGGTTTTGTCTTGATGTTGGCATGATGCCAGTTTAGCACTAAAACGCTTATCGCCGCAAACACATTTTTTCCCTGTAAACCAAGCAATCGCGTCTGTTTTAAAGTCATCTTGGTCATTTCCTTGCACATTGACCGCGCGATGGATCAATTTTTCTAGCAATTCAGCCTCATCATTCAAGTGACACCAAATAATCCATGGCTCTGAAGTATCCGCATTCACCACATCAGCCAAGGCTTTACATCGGGCTTCCAGGCTATCACGCTGCGCCTTGCGTCGCTCTTGCAGCGTTTGCGCCGGACGCGCAAACAATTCATCGGTGACCGCATTTGCCTCTACTACATGCTCATGGTATTCCAGTGGCGGCAAGATATATTCCGCTCCATCAAATCCAATATCTTCTGGATTGCGCACCACAACGGCCCACGTTCCCATCCATTCCCAGAAACGAGACTGGCCCCATCCCTTAAGCCTCCATGTGCCTGTGTCTCCGGTGTCATTGACAAAATACGTTGCCAGCATTTCAGTGCGCGTCATGACTCCCAAATATTCGCACTGATTGCCGAGTTCTTCAAAGTCATTCGGGCTTGGCGTGGCCGTACAACTTAGACGATATGGCACACTTTGCGATAGGCTGATAATGCGCTGGCGTGTCTTGCCATCGTGAGCTTTCAGAATAGATGATTCATCAAGAACCAAACCATGCAATTCTGAAAAATCAATGGCATCCATGCGCTCATAGTTTGTGATCCAGATGCCGTTTTCAGGTATATCTTGTCCAAGCGGCACGCGCTTGATTTCAATGCCGAATTTCGATCCTTCTTCGATGGTCTGTTCCGATACAGCCAATGGCGCAAGAATCAACACCTTGCCGCCAGTGTGCGACTGCACATCACTAGCCCACGACAATTGCATGATTGTTTTGCCAAGGCCGGTATCAGCAAAAACAGCAGCACGCCCGCGCCGAATCGCCCAGCTAACAATTGCGTGTTGGAATGGTTTCAGGTATTCATTCAGTGGCCCTGGCGCATGACCTGTTGCAACTTCTGATCGGCGCTTGTTTTTTACAAAAACCTCGTAATCCATACAATCCTCCCGCCCAGGCTCTCACCTGGGCATTGTTGATAACTTATCTAGCCCACGGAGGCGCAGCAATTGCGCCGGTTTGCTGGGCTTGCGGCACGGCTGGCATTTGCGTCATTTGCATATTCGCGCCTTCCAGAGCCTTGAATGCCCGCACTTCATTGCGCGGGTCATAGCCTTCCTGTTGGCTGATATCCAATTTGATCTGCACCGACTTGCCCAGCAATTGATCGGTGTCTTTCAAAGATGCTACGCCAATCGAGCGAATCAGATCGCCAAGCTGGGCGCGCCCGATTTCCTCGGCCTTGATGTTTTGATTGCGGATGTTGATATTGCCGAAAACAACGCGGCCTTGATGAGTGGGGCCAATGATGTCATAGCGCACAGCAATATACTGACCACTTCCGTTTTTGGTCGTTTTCAGTTCTGCGCCTGCAATAGTGGCCGAGTACCATCCCTTCGGCAGCGGGTCAAAAGACGATTGGTTTTGCGGCAGTTTGTCCGCGTCGAATGTTTCGTGAAGAAGTGCCATGATTGTTTATTCCTCAATTTGAGTGATAGAAAAAGAAGGGCGACCGGGCTTGGCCGTAATTGCGCCTGACAGCGGGATTGTGATTTCGTAAGATGCGTTTTTCCATGCCTCCATATTGATTTCCGGTTTCCAGCGAAACAGGCTAGACAGATGATCAGTCAGGCCGTTTTCTGCTGCAAGCTCTTGCAGCTTGTCAGAATTGACCGTTCGATTGATGCGGCTGACAATTTTGACATTGCAGCTATCCAGTCGCAGAGTGTTTGTGCCATCGGCGTTTTCTGGTATATGTGCCAGCGCCAGCATTTCATCTTCGATCTTGCGGCGCTCCTCTTTGGCCGCGTCCTCTTTGTGCTTTTCTTGCAACCATCGTTGCGACAATTCTGCCAGGTCAGTCATTTTTACCTCCAATTTTTGCAATGATTGCGCCCAGATCTGGCGCTTCCCATGCGGCAAGTTTTCCGCTGCGGTCTTTTGCCAGCCACAGACCATCGCTATCACACATTAGCGCACGCTGCGTATTTCCTTCCGCGTCTTTCTCGACTCGCAAGGCCAGTACTTCGTCGAAGAAGTAGGGCAGAGCCTGGCCGGTTTTGTTGCCAGGCATAGACGGCCCGTACAAAATGCGGCCTTGTTCGTCCTGCGTTTTTTCCAGTTTGGCGCTCATGTAAACATTCTTGCCGCTAATGTCGCGGAAAGCGCGAATAATATCGGCCATCTGCTCCTGCATTGCGCCGTAAGCCTGGCGCGGGTCTTTAGTGGCCTTCTTTTCTGCATTGAGTACAACTTCTGCAATTTCGCTAATCGAGTCCAGCGCAACAGATTGAAAGCCTTTTGCATCCGCAGATTCTGTAAGCCACTTATACGCCTCTTGCAAAGTTGCCATGTCGCCAATTTCGATATACGGCAGGTCTGCGTCTTGAATGGAAAGCAAACCGCCTTCTGCCGATAGCACAATTGGATTTGGCAAAGTCTTAATCAGACTTGTCTTGCCAGCGCCAGCCGCGCCATAACAGAGTACTTTTACGCCGTTGGCAGACAAGCTGCCCGTTGTTTTTACGTTGATTGCCATTTATATATCCTCCTGATTTAAGCTACAACTTCACATGTCGAAATGCGCTTTTTTGCGCCGACTTCGCGCTTTGCAATGCCTTCTGCATGATATGTCTGGCGCTTTGCTCCGGTACGGGACGTGTAACCAACTGGCGCTTCACCGTCGATCTCAAGCACATCGAGTACTTGCGCCATGCCTTTGCTAATCTGTTCAGCCTTCGCCTTAATTGTCACGCCGCGCCAGCCCGCTTGCGTGTAAACAGATGCGTTGTATTTGATTGTCATCGCGGTCATGATCTTTTCTCCTGTTGCTGACTTGTCGGGAAATCCGGTTAGTCAGTGATTGGAATCATAGCGCATATTCTGGTATAGTGCAAGCACTTTCAAAAAAATTTTTACATGGGTGCACTATATGATGACTATCGAGCAGATCAAGATACGGCTGGCTGATGCAAACTTGAAGAGGGTCGCAGAGAATGCGGGTGTTCATCCGGCTACGATCTATCGATTTATGCAACAGCAGTCTCAGCCGCTCTACGAGACGGTCAAGGCGCTGTCTGACTATCTGGAGAAAAACGCAGCAAAAATCGAGGGGTAAATTATGGCGGATTTGCAACTCGTTTTGGGTGGCCCATGGACTCCGCCCGCTCCTCTTGCGCCAAAAGCGCCGGAAGATCAGCTAATCGAGTCTATGCTTGATGCGGGACTAACTCCGCCAGATCATGTGATTCTCGATGGCCGAATGCACCGCTTCAGCAACGGCAAAAAAGACAAGACCGCGTGGTATATAGCCTTTTCCGATAACGTGCCATCTGGCCGCTTTGGTTGTTGGCGCGCTGGCATTGATGTGTCCTGGCGGGCAGACATTGGGCGCAGATTGACGCCAATCGAGGAAATGGCAAACGCAAAACGCACCGCCGAGGCGCGCGCCATTCGTGATGCGGAGATTGCCAAGGCGCGAGAAATCGCCGCTGATACGGTTGAACAAATATGGTCTAGTTGCGTTCAGGCAACAGCCGAGCATCCATATTTGTCAAAAAAAGGCGTACAGGCACACGGCGCACGGGTAACGGGCGATGGCCGATTGGTAGTGCCGCTTTTCGATTCGGACGGCGATCTTTCGACGCTGCAATATATCTCTGCCGATGGTGGCAAGATGTTTCATCCTGGCGGGCAGTCTGGCGGAAGATTCTGGATGCTGGGCGCTGTTGATAGCGCGGGGCCGCTTTATGTGGTCGAGGGCTTCGCCACAGCCGCAACAATCAACGAGGCAACAGGCATGCCGTGCGTGGCCGCATACAGCGCATCAAACATTGTGCCGGTAGTGGCAACACTGCGCAAAGAATATGGGCCAGCACCGGAAATTGTTATCGTGGCCGATCATGACGCGCATGGCGTAGGCAAGAAATTTGCGGATGAGGCCGCGGCAAAGCACGGCGCAACGGTCATTTTGCCGCCAATCGAGGGCATGGACGCTAACGATTATGCGCAAGCCGGGCATGATCTGAGCGCGCTGCTGAATCAAAAACCAGATGACGATTGGTTGATACCGGCAGATGATTTTAGCGCCCAGCCAGCGCCTATTTCGTGGCTGGTAAAGCATTGGCTACAGCGCAGCGCGCTAATGATGGTGCATGGGCCAAGTGGAGGCGGAAAAACATTTGTAGTTCTTGATTGGTGTCTGCGAATGGCAAGCCAGACTGCGGAATGGGCCGGGCATAAGGTGCGGCCTGCCAGCGTGGTTTATTTGGCCGGCGAGGG